CTAAGGTCAATAAAAATTCGAATTTTGTTACGTTTTCTTGTTGATTACTCATTTGTTTTAATTTTAATTGTTCTTTTATTTTTTTCTTTTCTTGTTAATCTTAAAAAAGGGTTAAAGAAATTTATCAAAGCGTCGTCTGATTTAGGTAAGAGTTGAAATAATCCATCTTCCATCATCATTTTCATGGTATTTTTATATGATCTTCCTTCAGGATCTAAATTATCGTAAATAAGAGCATTAATGGTTTCTTTTGCCTCGTAGGTTAGGAAAGGTTCCTCTAAACTCACTATTTTTTTATTGATATCGTAAAATTCCTCACCAAAAACTCCATGTTTTGTTACGCCTGTAAGAATGTTTTTCAATAACCAATTATGTTTATCGTTTTCAAACAATAAATTTGATTTGTTTAAGAAATCATCAACCGACAAAACATTTTCTTTTATTTCAGGAAAAAGACCTATAAGTCTTTTAATATTTTTTATTCCTGATATATTGTCTGAAGGATCACCACAAATTGTCTTAACAAGCCTAACATTTTCAATTCTGATATCTTCATTATCATACTTAATAATGTCACCTATTTTATACAATTTTTGGTGTGATGGGTTAAATACTTGTACGTTGTCTGAGACTAATTGTAATAAATCACCGTCTGACGAATATATAATTTTTACTTCGTTTGGTGAATTTTGTACGTAATATGCAATACAATCATCAGTTTCACAAAATTCAAATTCCCCTTGTCGGACAAATATTTCTTCTAAATATTGTTTTACCCTTTGTCTTTGGGAACTATATGAATTTACTTCTTCTTCTGTCCTTAATCTCGATTTTCTATTTTCTTTATAAAGATGATAAAGTTGTTTTCTTGATAGTGATCCGTTTTCTCCATCCCAAAAAACAACTATTTTATCTAAACGATATGTTTCAAACGATCTTCTAAGAGTATTGATAAAATGATAAATTGCTCCAATATGTTTTCCCTTGTAGAAATGGTTTTTGAGACCATAAAAACCAATCGTGAGTAAATTATCTCCATCAACTAATAATACCGACATTAATTTTTATTTATTCGTCATCGTCTGACGCAGATTCTAAAATTGAAACTTCTGAAATATCATTAACTTTTTCTTTGAAAAGAATACTTAGATAATCTAAATTTTCTTTTGCATACTCTTGTATTGATGCTTTTTCCTCGGCAGGTTCTTTTGCCTTCATAAAACCATGTGGTGTAACAATAATTTTACCATCGTTGAAACCTAAACCATTTACGTGATTTTTAAGAATGGATATTTTTGTTCTACTAGCAAAATTAACGTCTCTCTTATTTCTTGTAATTTTAATTTTGGTTGTTCCCGCATTTTTTTGGTTACCAAATAAAAATACTAAAGTAGAATTTAACCAAATTGATTCACCACCTTTTGCTTTAATTTTTGGTTGTCCGTAAGGATTGTCAGGTAATTCAACCCATGGTTGATTAACTATAATCAATGTGTTTGTATAAGGTTTATCTGTTCTTCTTGAACCAGAAATACGTTGGTTGATTCCCATACCAATTTTATCAGATAATACTGATGCGTTGTGTTGTTTACCACCTTTACCATCGTAAGTCATTTTACACGGCACAGAACCAACAGAATCCCAAAGAAATAATAAATCGTGAGGTAAGTCACCTTTATCTTGTGCATCCATTAATTCATTAATGTAATCTGTGATTTGTTCTATGTATTCAAAGTCGCTGTTGAAAAGATAATCACCTCCTTTATCAAACCCCATCAATTCTGCGTGTTCCCAACTCCATTTTTGTTCTGTAATAATGAATACAGGAATAATACCTTTTTTCTGTGCATCTACCGCAGCTTTTACTAAAGCTGTTGTTTTACCCGTATCACTATGACCTAAGAACATATTAATGTGTCCAATAGCTGGACCTGGTAAACCTGTTGCATCCAAAAAGGCATCACCACAATCTAAAAAACGATCTGATTTATATTCAGCCTCTTTAGAGTATTTTTTCTTTATCGCATCAAAACTATTTTTCTTAATTGCCATATTATAAATTTTAAAAAATGGGGCCTTTGACGTTATCTCCGAACCCCTTTATATTGGATTCCCAACAATTAAAATGGTAAATCATCACTTGATTCCTCATCTTCTTGAGGATCTTCTATGGTTGTTTGTTTTTTAGGTGTACCAATTGTTTCTTCATTAGAAGAATTTGAGACCCATTTTTTAGATTCTGAATCCCATCTTGGAACTTCTCCTCTTGCAACCATTTCCAAATATTCTTCAGGTTTTTTAGAATACACATCAGACCAAACCAATTCATCTTCTAACCAAAGTTTAGCAACACTATCGTCTGTATGAAGAACGGATGCATCTTCTGGAATAATTGAATTAATTGTTGTATATTCTTTTCCTGTTCCTGATTTTGTAAGTGTTAAAAACAATGTTAAATCCCTTCCTGTTTTTGGATCTGTTATATCTCCTTTCTTTTGAAAAATTGGAAAGATTTTATCCAATGCTCCGTCTTGTTTTGCGTTGTGTTTAAATCTCCAAAATTTAACACCATCTGACTCGTGGTCTCTATCAATAACTTTAACAATATAAAATTTACGAGATCTGTACTGACGAGCCAATTCTCTATCAGCATCAATACCAGTCATCTCTAAACCTTCTTTAACCTCATTTAATGGTGAACGTTTTCCTTCTTGTTTAGGGTCATACAATTTAACCCATTTTCCATCTACTTGAATTTCATGAAAATAAACTTCTTTGAATGGTGATGAACCATCGGGTGTGGGTAAAATACGGATACGTCTTTCTTCTCCTTTTGAACCTTTAGGAAGTACCGTTGTAAAATACTTCTTCATTCTGTCCTCTTGGGACACTTTGTTTGCGTTGCCGCTTGCGGCGTTCTTGTTTTTCTCGTACTGTGCCAGTACTGCATCAAATGTACTCATAATAATAATTTTTAAATTTGAAATATGTTATAATAAAATATAAATAAAAAAACCCAGATTTGGAAATCTGGGTTGAAATTATTTTAAAATATTTTTTATTCTAAAGTAAGTAGGTATTTCAATTTCTGCATAGCACCTAACATTTCATCTCTAAGATTCAAAAGGTTTGTGTCTTTTGGATCAATTTGATCGGTTAATTGTACCAACGCTTCACATATTGTTTCAGCCATTTGGGATGGTTTAGCGTCAGATAAATTAATTAAACTTATATTTTTAGTTTCTTCATCTAAAGTAAATCTACCATATTGGCCCATAGATTGTTCAACAAATTCATCCATAAGATCTTCAATTGTTGATCTAATATTGGCAAAAGCTTCATGTCTAGAAAAACCTTTAGTCTGCCAATGAAAAACTTTTAAATTTGCATGAAGACCTAAAAACAAATTAACATTAGAACTTAAATTCATCTTCTTGTGTCTCAGGATTAAATGTGTTTCTTATTGTATCTTTTGAATAGTCGTTAACATCTTGTTTAGTTAAAACATATTCATTTTTACCAGAAGCCTTCATCTCACCTTGTTTTTGAGCAAAAAATTCTTGTGGATTTTGGTTAAATGGATATGAATCTAATGAACGCATTTCTAATTTTTCTTGTGGTGTTTTTTCTCTAATATTTTCTACTTTATTTCCAAGATCATCTATTTTCATTAAAACACTATCCATTTGTGATAATTTTTGTTCTAAATCAGATAATTTTGAAAACACGTCGTCCATTTTCATTATTACACCATCATGTTCTGTTTTTGTATCTTCTTGTCCCTTTTTAACACTTTTAACCATATCTACTAAATCAGTTATATCTATTTCTTCAGTAGAATCCATTTCTGGTGCAGGTTCAGCGGTATCTATTGGTTGAGCAGGGGCATCAGTCGGAGGTGCTGCCATATCTTCCGCAGGAGCTGGAGGTGCGTCTGTTGGTGCCGGTGCTGCGGGATCAGCTGGAGGTGGTGCGTCTTGTTCCATAATCATGGTCTTACCATATTTGTTTATGGCTCTATAACGCTCTAATTCTTCCTGTAGTTTTTTTTCTAGTTCCATGTTTTAATCTTGTAAAAGTTGTCTACCGTCTTCGGTAATATATTTTTTATTGATTCTCTCTACAATACCATCTTTTGTACGAATAATATAACACTCTCCAGTAACTAAATCACATTCCTCTCTTTCCATACCATCCTGAGATGTGTTCTTGACCATTTTTGGACTCAAAAACTGATCAAGTGTATTATTTAATTTTGGTTGATTCATATAGTTTTTTATATAAATATCCCAAATATTGTTAATCTCATTAAGAAATATTGAAATAAACCACATCACCATCAAATAATCCTAATTTTTTCATCAATGAGGAAGATAAACCAATACCATAACCATTTATTTTAGGTCCTATGTTTATTGGTCCTTTTATATTTGATTTGGTTATTGATGGTTGATTTATAGGTTGTATTGTTACTGTTTTTTTATTATTTGGGTTGAAAAAAGTCGTTGTTCCTTTTATAATGGTGTTTGGTGAAACGACGTCTAATGCAAATTTTAATGAATAAAAATCAGTTTTTTTATCGTCTTTAAGATCCGACCATTTTATTTTATCTGTAAAACTTGTTGTTGTTCCTTCTATAGAACTAACCTGATTGATTAAACTCATGTCCATGTTATCCTCTATATTATAGTTTTTACCACCCATAGTAACAACTATTGACCTTAAATAAGTCTTATTTTCAAATAAAACTTTTTGTATATACTTTTCACCTTTATCTCCATTATATGGTACACCGTATTTTGTAACACCCGCCTCCTCAACCAATTTCTCACCATTAATTTTCTTATTATCTGCACCCATATCTATAGTGAAAGTACCACTATTAGTTGTTAAAGATTTTTCATTTTTATTTTCTCCATTAACATTTAAACTTTCTTGTTTAATACGAGCAATAGCCGTATTCATTACTTTATCAAATAAAACCCTATAACTAGATGTAAACGAATCTTTAGGATCCGGTAATGAAGCTGTGGGTATTCTTACACCTTTGAATGATGTTGATATGGTGTTGTTTCTAATATTATGATTAACCTCCGTAATCCAATATGTGCCTTTGAACATTGGTATGTTTTTCAAATAAAAATACATGGTAGGTTGTATCATTACGTTACCTAAACATGTGACATCACACGTATAAGACGCTTGTCTATATATGTCAAATAAACCAACGTCAATTTGATGTGTTGCGGCACCACCCTCAGATCTACCCATATTTTCTGCAACAATAAACGATTCGGATGTATTTTTTAATGAATTTTGATCTAATTGTACTCCTTTGAATATACCTTGATTTTGATCACCAAAACTAACTTCAAATGAAACCACTTTATTAGATAATTTTAAATTATCAATATCAAATACATTTGGTGTTGTAATAATTAAAGGGTTTTTGTTTGTATTACCAATATTAAAACTGTCATCTAAGAATTTATACTTATCATTTATATCTTTCATATCTAAATGCTTAGATGTTGGTCCTGTATACTGTAAAATAATTTTAGGAGATGATTCTTGATAGTCGACTTCTAAAAATGTTACAAACATATTTTGAGCGATTTTATCTGATGGTGTCAACTTTGTTTTGTTTGAAAAATTTGTACCATAAAAATTCACATATGATGGTAAAGCTCTCATGTCAAATCCTGTACCCGCAATTAAAGAAGAAATCATCCCATAAAGATTTTGTTTTGAATTTTTTGAGTCTTCTAATGGTATTAATTTTTGTAAATCTAAAAAAACTTTATTTCCAATATCGACATTTGCTTTATCTAAAAACAAAAATTCTTCTAATAATAATCTTTGTCCAATTGAATTTCCACCAATCCATTTGTCATTAAATGATTTAAAGAAATTATATAATTCTAATTTTAAAGGATTATCATTATATCCACTCATAATTGTAAGTCTATTTACATTTTTTGAATGTGATAAATTAGAGAATTTAGAAGTTAATATCGTTAAAAATAAACTTAATCTTTCAACCGTACCTCCAATTAATGAATTTGTTGGTAGTATAATATTATCTTTTAGATA